TTAAACCACTATGGTCCAATTTTTCCCGCGATCATCATTGTAGCGTTCTGTTTGTTGTTGGGATTTATGTCCCAACAGCTTTTTCGTGTCAATTCCTTGTATTTTATATAATCTCTCCGCTAAAGAGCGTTGTTCATGGAAGGTAGCAGGTGTGCCATCCCCCCAATTTATTTCTGCTTTATCACGAGCCTTACTGAAATTCATCGTTATTGTGTTCGACTTAACCTGTGCACCTCGCTCAGCCATTGAGGTTGCCCTGAAGAAGTGGATTAGGTATGGACTCACTGCATAGTCACGGCAACGCGCAACTACATCCCTCAAACTCCAGTCAATCGCGTTAAGTCTAAGGGATAGCGGTATCGCCAGTTTGCTCCCAGTCTTCTCCTGAACTACATGCAGATGGTCATCCCAGATATCGCTAAACTTCATGTTGGAAATATCCCCAAGGCGCTGACCAGTGACGAGCGCCAATAGCATTGCATTGCCCATGTATTGATGGCGGGCATCAGCTATCGCGAAAATCTTTTCCCATTCGTCGAGGTTTAAACGTTGCCTGGTAATCCGCCGGCGCGGTTGTTTTGTAGCAAGAGCCGGGTTATAACCCGGCGGTACCTCGCCATAATGTTGGGCTTCCTTGAAAACATCGATTAAAACAGAGCGGATTACCTGGGCCATCCTCGGTTGACCTTCTGCAACATAGGACTCCAGTATCTGGGCAACATCCCGAACATCGACGGCTGATATCAATTTCATTCCTACGCTCTCGCGAAGTAGGGCGACAGGTTTAGCCTTTTGCTTATGAGTGTTCGGCTTGATATCACCGTTCTCCAGTCTTTCATCCTGAATTTTCCAATAACGATCTAACCACGTATTTGTTGTTATCGCCTTTCCTTTGCTGGAAGCGATCTTGTCACTGATAGCCAAAACCTGCCTGGTGCGCTGTTCAGCTAGTCGCTCATTGGCCTCGATTGCTATTGCTGTTGCTTCGGCCTCGTTAGTTCCAAGGCTATGAAACTTACCTGTAACCGGATGCTTATACCGCCAGTAGATTTTATTTACCTTACGACTGTAGAGCGGATAAAGATTAGGTATCTTAACGCTGTTTTTACGTGGTCGGGCAGCCATCAGACAGTATCCTTTGAAGCATAGGAGAATCAGATTTTTTAATAACGGGTTGGGTTAAATTACCTGTAATCTCGGCATCTTCTCTTACCCGCCAAAATCTTCCTTCTTTGGTGGCCGGGGGAGTGAACATGCTCTCTTTAGCATATCGACGTAAAGTATTCAGACTTGGAGGATTACTCCGGTATTTTTCCGCAGCCCATTCTTCTAAAGTCAGCATTTGAAGCATGTGATTTACCTCATAATGGCCCATATCAGGGCCATTTTCTGAAATTAAAAAATCAGTGTTCTGTCAGACGCTGCCAGATTGCTGACACGTATTTGACCTGGTGAAGAGCATCCGAAATAGCCTTGTGAGGTTCACCCTCAAATGGGATCTCATAGCGAGGCTCGCAGCCAACGGCTTTACCCAACTCGACAACAGTTCTTACATCCCGGTTATTCCAGAACTTCCATGGGCAGGGGATCCCCGTCCGGTCATAAGATGCCTCAAGCAGGACATTGTCATAAGTGGCACCATTACCCCAGACCTGAACAGAATCAGGGCCGTTAACCGCATTCTCGCCTATAAACTCATTTAGCTGCAGTAATGCATCATCGAGCGGAATAGCATCATCCATCACTAACTCTGAACGAGCTTCAGGTGAAGCTTTGAGCCAGAAGATTATGGTAGATGCATCCGGAATTCCGCCGCTGGCCATGGCAGATTCCAGGCTAATCACTTTGTAAAAATCCGAACCGGTATTACCTGTTGATGGATCAAAGAACACGGCCCCGATAGATACGACTGGTGAATCAGCTTTTTTACCAAAAGCTTCAATGTCGATCATAAGGTGTGTATAGAGCATTTCAGGCTCGGTATGATTATGATGACCGGAATCATTATTTATGGCAGTTGTGCTGCTATAAGTTTCAGTAGCGCTTGCGCCTGAGATAGTTTCTTCCGTGCCTTCTGATAACGCAGCACCGTCCGGGGTTTCATCATTGCCAGTTTCTTCCATCTGCACATTATCAACGTACTCCGCCGCGGTATTTTGTTGGTCGATTACAGCTTTGCTGGTGGCCAGCCCTTCAATAGAAAAAAGACCATTACCAACTTTTTCGAGAACCGGCTGCGTGCCGCCGTCGACTTGTGCCCCTTCATTCTGGCCGCCAGTTTCAAAAGCAGAATCAGTCACTACCTCGTTTGTCCAGCTCACCTCAGGATTATGGCGCGCAGCCGCAAGAGTTTCGTCTGATGGAGCAGAATGATCGCTTTCAGTCAGGTTCGCGTTAATGAATCCGCTGAGACGTGCCGGATACAGGTAATGCTCCGGGTGAGAGCTGCGGATAAGTGCAAAGATAGCTGCACGGGAGTAATCCAAAACCCCCGGAGTTGCGCGAAGAGCTCTAGACCATTCTTTGAATGGACTTTCTTTTTTACTAACGATCTCTTTTGCCCGACGGAAAACACCACCTGGGATATCATAAATGTTGAAATCTATTGGTAACGTGGCCAGCGCAATCTCTAAATCGAGAGTGTCGAGATCATGTTTAAGGTCAGGGTTTCTGTCGGTCTTGTTGCCTCCGCCAGCATTCGTACCGCTTTCAGTACGCTGTATTTCTGCAATGCGATTGCCTTTGGCCCATTCTTTTACCAGCATGCCGCGGTCAATGTAATCAGTCGCCGCCCATATTCGGGTGAAACGGAGAACCAAAGCGAGTTCGTGACGCTTCTCCTGGCTGAACACCTTGCGAATGGCGTCGGTATAGCGCCACAGGTCTTTGGTGTCGTAACCCTTAACCTCTTCGCAGTTTTCAGCCGCCAGCAGCAGGTTCTGGACATAGCTGTTGTCAGTGTCCATCTCCAGCGCGCTGATACCTTCGTATTCTTCGCGGGTTAAGTGGTGACGCAGTTCGTCGGCGGTGAACTGGGCGAGCAGCTGCTTGCGGAACGGCATACGAACGACTGGATAACGTGTGGTTTCGTCATCATTCTCGTCAATCTGAATACCGTTTTCAGGTTCTGGATCCTGACCGGCTGTAACTCTGGTGCCGCTGGTGCTTTCTGATTTCACATGGGTTAATTTGCCGCTGCGCCAGGCTTCCACTAATTGGTTGCGATCGCTGTCATCTGCTGTAGACCAGTCGGCCATGAAAGCAGCGATAATCTCAGTTTCGTGCGCTTCATCTGGTGCGAATACCTGTTTAATCGCCTGGACCAGTTTCCACTCAGCGTTCAGACTGAGTTCGGCAACTTCGGAGATGTCGTTCTTCGCCAGCAGCAGGTTCTGGAGATAGGTGTTGCCTTCATCCAGTGACATTTCGCTGGCAGCCAGTTGCTGCTCTTTAGTGATGTGTGACTGGTATTTGTCGCTGGTCAGGTGGACGGCATAACGAACCGCTGGAGTGCGGTTTTCAAGCGGGACACTCTCGACGGTAGTTTCGACTGTAGTGGTCGCTTCCTGAGCGGCAGTGTTGTTGTCCATGGCTGCAGTAGACTCAGCACCAGCCTTTGGCAGCCAGGTGCGCCCATCGTCCTGCAGTTCGTAGCGTTTGCACCAGGTGTAATCCACGGTGCTTTCTTCCGGCAGGTCGTTATAAACCGGGAAATCGGTGCGAACTGGTTTGGCGTAATCCTTACCGCGTCCGGTTTCAATACCAGCATCTTCCAGCTCGACATCGAGCTGCAGGTTGGCGCGGGCTTCAGATTTCGCAGTGAACCAAATCACTGCGTCTTCTTTGCCAGATTTCTGCGTTGCCTTGATTAAATGAAAGAATTCCATATCGGGTCCTTAATTTTGGTTGTAAGATACCCGCAGCTAGTGATTGCCGCCTTGGGTAGTGGTCATTGGTCAAAACTCGATTCCGGAAAGCTTTGGTCGGCTGACCGGGTACTTAACCCGCCTTGCGCGGGTTTTGTGCTTTATGAAGCGCTGGGATCGCCTTTTTGAGCGAGGGCGTAGCAAATGCGGCGGACTACCACCCAAAAATAGGGTAGATGTACGGCCTGGCACCGTGCTGGTTTTCTAGCGAAATCGGTCATAGTTGATCTTCTCCTGTTAATGCCTGCCTTTTAACCACCTCAGTCTCAGTGGTATGCTGAAATCTGAAATCAGCCTGCAAGGACATAAAAATGGCAACCCGTCCAATAAGTGTTTATTGGTTCAAAAACCGCGACCAATATGATTCCTGCATAGAGTTACTGACAGATTCGTGGGTTCTACCTGACGATTACCGGGATTGGCTTATCCGTTTCAATCAGATGATTGATCGTTATGAACGCAGCGGTATCGAGGTTATCAAAGTAGAAATAGAGCCCAACGAGTTCACCAACTGGTGCCTCGCCAACGGGTGTGAAATAAGCACCAAGAGCTGCAACGACTTCGCTGTTTTCCATGGCGGAAGCCAGTCGCTCCGCTACAGAGATTCTGATGGGGGATATGAGTAAACAAGCTCGCCCTTCAATTCTGAAAATTTCGATATGCATTATTTCCTACCTTGATATTTAACCCCTGTGTCGTTTGTCCCAAGGGGGCTCACTAATTTCGCCTTATCGCCGGCTAGCGGAACGTTAAACCTGCTGCGCGATTGTCTTGCCATCTCATCCGGTGTTTCGTATGCCACCGGCAGCTACTTCGTGGGCGTCCTGCCTTGATGACGTTGCTGTGTTTATAGTTAAACTCATAATGTGATTTCATGTCAACACATTATGTGTTTTGCTGGGTGGGATTTTCAGGGAAGGGAATTTATGGGCACAAAAAAACCAGCCTGCAGGCTGGTTCAGTAGACTCTATGGCAATCTAATCTTCTGCAGATTTGAAGCGACCTCGAAGATACTTTTCAACATAGTCATCAATTTCTTTCAAACGAACTTGGAACAAATCGATCATTCGTTCTTGCTCGGCTTCTGGCAACTGATCAAACAAGTCGAGCAGTTTCCTATGTTGAGGAGAAAGCCACTCTTGAGTAGATTCGGGTCCAAAGACAAGTTCTGCCGGAGGGATCCTCAATGCTTTGGCCAGCGCTATAGCATCATCAATACCAATAGCTCTGCTTGCAGATTCATAGTTGCCTATACGTGATTGAGCCCACCCACACAATTCTGCGAGTGTCTTTTGAGATAAGCCTTTTTGCTCTCTGGCCTGCTTTAGCCGCGCAGCAATACGTTCATTTGTATTCATAAAATCGTTTTACCACGAAGCGTGTTATTGCTCAAAAACATATCGTGTTGACATTGAAACACGAAGCGTGTTTAAATCCAGTCTATAGATAACCAAGAGGTCCAATATGAACAAAATAGCGAGCGAGAGACTATCTCTCGGTTTAACACAGGAACAGCTAGCTCTGATGTTCGGGTGGCGTCAATCACGTATCTCTAATTATGAAAATGGGACTCGCAAGCCAAACCTGAATGATTGCCGACGTATTGTAGAAAAATTTAATGAACTCGGGTCTCAATGCACTCTCGATAGTGTATTTCCACCAATCCCCCCTAAGGAGTGAAGAATGCAATACATAACGTATGAACATCATATCAACATGACCAATGCTTCTTTGAAATCCGAAAATCATTTCCATATGAAACGCAGGGGGCAAATTAGCTGCCGACGAATATTTGAAGCAGTGCGGGAGTGGGAATCTACTTTGCCCGGCCAGGCGCAGGAAAAAATCGCTCTGCTGGTGGCAGAGCAGTGGACGAAGGAAGGTGGCCGCGGTATCGCGGTCAACAAGCAGAATTTATTCCGGTATCTGAAAAACGAAGGTGGTTCGGAAAAATACACCGCTTACATCATGCAACTGTCGGGGGCAATCGTCGCCGCTATGCCCATTGAGATCGCCAGGAAGCATGGCCTCAGTAATGCCAGAACAGAAGCTGAGCTGGTGGCGAGTGCAATCAAAGAATGCAGTGAGGCGCATCAGGCGAAGTTGCTGGGCGCACCGCTGCAAAAGCTGGAAAAAGAAATCCGCGAGGCGGCAATCGCATTATTCAACATGTTACCTGCTGACGCGGCGGGACCACTACTGGCGAGTATCAGCGCCGTAGCGCCGCTTTTTTTTAATCGAGTTCTGACCAATGAATTCTACCCGGAGGCTTCATGAGCATTGATGCAATGCGGTGGGCCAAGAAAGTTAAGACCGGAAAATCCTCCAGTAAGGCGATCCTGACCTGGCTGGCTGATATGTGCGGCGCTGACTTGTGCGCTTACCCGTCCGTCGCTGCGCTTGCAGAGGCTACTGAGATGGACAGAAAGACGGTGCTTGCAGGCTTGCAGCATCTGCAGGAAATCGGCCTGGTTGTCGACACAGGTGAACGGCGCGGCAGGACCAAGCAAATTCCTGTGTACAAGCTGGTCGGTGTTGAGGAAAGCATACCCGATGCCGAACAAACCCAAAACCGGAACTCTTTAAAGGATCCCAAAAACGGGACGGTTAATTTGAACCGTACCGAAAACGGAACTGTTAATACAAACAGTGCCATTAACGGGACTATTTCAGGTAATAAGGGTACCAAAAACGGGATTGTTAACAGTTCAGATTTTAACCAAAGAGTGCCGTTTTTCCCTTTAAACAGTCCCAAAAACGGGACACGGAATCTACCAAGGAACCATAAAGATCTAAACCCCACACATAGAGAACTGGTCGAACCTGTTATTCCTGATTATCCGGATCAGCCAGGTATAGGAATTGGGCAACAGCAGCCATTCGGCAAATTCCGGATGTTTGAAGACTGGAAGCCAACAGCCGACTTTGCACGACAGGCAAACCTGTGGGGCATGCCGCTCAAGGCAGGCATAAATATCGAAGCCGAGCTGAGCAGTTTCATCGCTTACTGGCAAGCCGAAGGGAAAGTGTTTCATCAAATTCAGTGGGAGCAGAAGTTCGCTCGCCACCTGGATCGCGCAAAGGTTCTGAAAGCACCACAAACGGGAGGTACCGAGAATGCATCAGTTAGACCACAGCCAGCAGCATCCCGAGTTGTTCAGCAAATACAGTCAGCACACGCAGAGTGGCGACGCCGGAACGGACTTGATGGCGACGGAGACAGCGTGGCGGTTATGGCAGGTGATGGGGGAAATCTTCTCGAACCGCTGGACGCAGAAGAATGGGGCAGAACCCACGGCCCTGTGGATAGCTCAAATAGGTTCGATGACTGAGAACCAGATCAAACTGGTTTGTCAGCAATGCATGGACCGTTGCGCATTAGGTAATACATGGCCACCAGATCTTGCTGAGTTCGTTTCGCTGGTTTCAGAGAGTGGCGCAAATCCGTTCGGGCTGACATCCGACCGGGTGATGAGTGAATACCGACGCTGGCGTAACGAGTCGTATCGTTTTTCGGGTAGTGACAAATATCCGTGGCCGCAGCCGGTGCTGTATCACATCTGCATCGAAATGCGCAGAACTGGTGTTGAGCGTCAGATGACCGAGGGGGAACTTAAAAAACTGGCAGAGAAGTTATTAACCAAATGGACGAAGCACGTAAGCAACGGGCTTTCAGTTCCACCAATCCGTCGGCAGCTAGCTGCACCGCAGCATCCGGCAGGGCCAACTCCGGTACAGCTACTGATGGAAGAGTACCAACGCCGTAAAGCGGCAGGTTTAACCAACTAATCGAGTATTGACCAATGACCAAAACATTAACCCAAAAAGAACAGGTAGCGGTATTCGTGCGCTACCAACCGAACTGCGCCGTAGGCGATGTTTCCGATGCGTTGGACTTGGCTGGCGGCACAGCTGGCAGGTTGCTGCGCGAGCTCAGTGAAGAAGGTGTGATCATTCGATCACGTGATAGCGTTCAGTATACATACAGGGCGGTACCACACGCGGATATTCCAAACGTTATCATCCCGTGCATGGTGGATAAAAGTGATCCAGTAAGGATGCAGGCTGCTGAGCAGAAAGCGAAGGCGCTTGAGGATAAGGGGCTATGGAGAAGAGCCGCTGCGGTGTATTCAGAAATGTTTGGCATAGCTGGTAGTGCTGTTGAGGTTGCCCGTATCGCCAAGCGTCGTAAAGACTGCCTGCGCCAGGCGGGGAGGGCGTAACCAATGCCGAGACCAAAAACACAGAGTGAACGCACTCAAATCATTTCCAGGATCATTGATTTGGTGAAAAAGCATGGCCGTATCACGACGAAAGAAGTCGTTGGGATGTTCGATCTGCATCGCACCACCGCAGAGAAATACATACGAATAGCCATTGCACGGGGCGAATTGATCCGCTACGGTCGTTGCGGCATTTTCCGTGACTAACGCACAATAATCGATTTCGACCTGAAACGCTTCACACATCAGAAAGTAAGGTGAATGTAGTAGATGAAAATGCCGCTTAGCCGCGGCATCTCTATGCTCTTGAAGGTCCGCTATGAGCGAGGTGCGGACTTATTTAAGACGAATATAATTCATTATACCAGTATTGTTTGCAATGAATTCCACCTATAATATTTTTGAATAAAAACCTGAGCGACAAGTATTCAACGTCTTTTATCAATGTTACAATCTCCTCTTACAAAAACTAATTTTTGGTATAGTGGTCATGCATAATACTCCCTTTATTGAATTGAATAAAAATGATACTGAAATGGGTACCACAGAATCTGAACGTTATCTTTCGAAATTAGCGAGGAAAGCCTTTCTCAATTTTTGGAGCTATTCGAATCCATATACCGATGAAAATAAAGGAAGTGAACTATGCGACTTTATGGTTGTCTTTGGGAAAGATATCCTTCTCTTTTCTGATAAACACTGTGAATACCCAATAATTGAAAATGATAAAACTGCATGGTACAGATGGTATAGGAGTGCAATTAATAAGTCTGTAAGACAATTGTCAGGGGCCGCATCGTTTATCAAAAGATTTCCAAATAGAATATTCATTGATTCAGAATGTAAAACACCATTTCCAATCCCGTTGCCTTCATCAGAAAATTTAAAAATACATTTGATCGCAGTAACGCGGGGGTCTGCTGAAGCTTGTGCAAAATATTGGGGGTGTGGAAGTTCCAGTAGTTTAGTTATCAATACACTAATTGAAGAAAAAGCTCACAAAGATTACCCATTCATGATAGGGTGGCCTTTGGGAAAAGGCAAGTTCGTTCATGTATTTGATGAGTTAACCCTTGATATTTTACTTAAAGAATTAGATACAGCTGCAGATTTTGTTAATTATCTGACTAAAAAAGAAAAATACTTGAGTACAAAAGATGTTGGTTTTGTAATATGTGGTGAAGAAGAATTACTTGCACATTATCTTATGCACCCACTGGATAACTATGAAGGTTTTTCATTCCCTTCTGTGCCATCCTTCAAGGAGATGGTCTGTATTGATGAGGGAGCTTGGCGGAATTTTTATGAGAGCGATGCATACTCCTCCTGGAAAAAATTTAATGAAATTAGTTATGAATGGGACCGATTAATAGAAAGTCAGACTTCACATATAAAACATGGCAGTGCTGCAGTTTTAAAAAACAGTGACATATCTATGAATGATATTCAGGCCCACGAACTAGTTTTAAGGGCGATGGCAGATGAAGGCCGAGCCACAAGGCAAGTACTTGCCTCTAATTACAACCTAATACTAAGGAATGAAACTACAGATGATAGGATTGTCAGAACAATAATTATGCCCAATCGCCGAAATCGAGCCTATATTATTCTAGTTTTAAAATTTGACTCCTCGATAGACTATTATGAGTACCGTGAGTTAAGAAGAGCATCATTAATTGGTTTTTGCCGAGCTTGCAGATTGCGACAAGAAGGGGTTGATGAAGTAATTGGGATTGCATCAGAACAGCTGGATTCTTCATTTACGACTCAGGATTTTATACTTATGAATTTTGAGGTGAAACTAACACAAAAGGAAAAAGAGAAAGAAGTCGAAGCATTGAAATCCATGGGAATTTGGAAGGATACTTGGATTTGTGTTTAATTGTAACCAGCGAAGGAACGATAACTACTTTACAACTATAGACGCAACGTCCGCTTCTGGCACGCAACGGACAGGCTACGTGGTCATTGGGTCTGCTTTGAGCGAACAGCAGAAGCTCATAAATGGGTTTATTCTCATCAGACCGGGGTACACACAGGATTCGTGTGACCCCGGTATTGAGGTCAGTCCAATAGTTTAGGGACGTGCTGCCTAATACCGCTACACCAGTCATTTATGGACATGCTAGGCACTTTAGTTAGATGCGTAACATGACAAGCTTGATGTAGCGGCATATGGCAACGAAAACACCCCACTATCTTGTCTCACAAGGGCTGGCCAAAATTTCGCGCCGCTATTTAGCTTTGATTAGCTGTATTAGCTCAGACCCTTTGCAGCGAACCTAGCTTTTAACGAACTTGTTACCCAGTGAAACAAACCCGTTAATTTCAGCATCGGTTGCTTTCTGAAGGCTTGGGTATAGCTCTCTTAACTGCTCATTAGTTATGCTTGCGGCCTTTGCTCTGCTTAAAGTACCGTGCCCCTCGAGGAGCCGTGCGGTACCAAAGGGGTCGGTGAAGAGTTGTCTTATCGTTACTAAAGACATGCTATTATTTTTTTGAATCAAAATTTCTATGGAGATAACGCCACATTGCAGCGGCTCATCCGCTGCAATAGTTTGTTAGAGCTATACATCATCTTGGGTATCTATTACGCCAAATCGACTAATATATTCTTTTAGCAGAGGATCTATAAAACTGTATACGCCTCTATCCACTTGCGATATGATATCCCTCTTTACAAGGTTCCCCATGTTTGCGCTATATTGATTTTGTTCATACCCTATTTCATTTGAAATATAACTTAAGGGAACATTAGCTCCTTCGAACTTTGCCATCGCCCTTAATATCTCCTGATACTTTCCCGACCCAGCTGCTTGTAACGATGAAGCCAGTTTATTTTTTCTAAGTGTTTCGATTACCTCGTTCTTTGCATTTTCAAAATCATTAGAGTCTAAATGATTGTCGGAATCTGATTTTAATAACTGGCTACCTAATAGATGCACTGGCTCAGGATAGCCAGCGGAGAGTCTAAATACGCTTTTGATCACTTCTGCATCATAGGTACATTTAACCGCGTTGAATCCTGTTTTAAGAATTTCATCAGCCTCTGACTCTTGAAGTTTCGGCAGCGGCACATCCTTGAAGGTTCTATATATAGAAGCATGTTCTTCTTCAAGGTTTTGAATCGCTCCGGTAATCCCCGCTGCAAAGAAAGCAATATTCTTAACTTTATCACGAGACAATTTCTCGGCCGAAAGTTTGAAAAAAGTAGCAACTCCAGAATCAGGTCTAACTCGATCAAGCTCATCAAAAAACAATATTACACCTGATTTACCTTTATCTTTAGCTTGATTCGATACTGTAGTTAAGTCTGAACAAAACTTTTCTGATATCTCGCTAATCGTAGCTACAGAAGAATCTTTTCCCCCTACTTTCAATATCCCCGCAATATTCAACTCGAGTTTAAGGCCATTAAAAACACTCTTAAACCTGTTTTCTAATTGCTTTAAAATTCCTGAAGCTAAAATAGAAGGATTTTGATCAGTTGAGCAATCATGCCAAGCGCAGATAAAATCAAATTTATCAACACCCGGATCTATATTCAGGCGATTGAGTAAATTCATATCACCTTCAGAAATATTCTTAACCTGAGTTAGTACTGAACTTTTCCCTATCCCTCTATCGCCGGTAATAATCGTATGCCTGGGCTGATTATTAGAAAGCTGGAAGAGAGAATCTACTACACTATCCATTTGGGTTCTACGCCCTGAAAACCGATCAGGTGAATCTATAGGTAAGTCAGGAGTGAATGGATCTATATATCTTTTTTTCATTTATCTTCCTTTGTTCAAGTTTCAACCCCAAATAACTCTAACGTCTTAGTATTTATGCGCTGCTTGAAGGGCATAAATCGATTGTTGGACTTGGCTGCTGCCACATCAGTGTCAATTGATATAAATGATGCTATAGGAATTTGCTTTTTTGCGGTAGCATTTTTTATGCAGTTTGATGAGTAATTACGTGATATTGTTTTAGCTTTCTCACTCTTTAACGCTTGCGCTTGACTCACTATTGACCTGCTCCCCATTAATCATATCAGACTGATGTTAGTACTTCCGCTTTTGGCACAAAGCGGACCGCCTGGAGTGCCACAAGGTCTGCTATGAGCGAGGAGCAGACGTTGAGGGCTATAAGAAGACTACTTATTGTTAGTCGGCTTCAACACAAGCGTGCCGTAGTGTGCTTCGCGGTGACAGTTCGGACAGAGTGCAATAGCATTTTCAACAGAGTCCTCTCCACCGTTAGCAAGCCACTCCACATGATGCACTTCAAGATACGGTCTACCATCTTCCCGCTTGAATGGTGCGTCACGTAGGCAGCTTTGACACTTACCTCCAGCTAAGGCTAATACCTCTGCTACAACGAGTGGATTACGCTTGAAGGTATAGCTCTTTATAATGACCCTTTCTGGCGTGGTGTTGGCTGTAGCCAGCTTCTCTCTACGTTGTTCTGAGGTAAGTTGAGACGCTGTTTCTATGGCCTTTTCAAACTCACTTTTAACCGGACGTGTTAGCCATTTGCCGTCTGAAGCTTCATAGATTTCAAACACACCATGAAGTGCGGAATCATAGACCTCGAAAACGTTTCCGCGCTTGAAAAGTCGATCATATTCATGGTGGCGATGGGTGGCATCATCTGTTCGTCTGGCTGTCCTGTTAAAACTCCAGTGACCACGATTGCAGTTAACTGCGTTAACTATCAGATTCAAATAAGTATTGTCTTTGTAATGTGGAAATCTTTTCTTTAAAATTGCATCGACCTGAGCAGCCGTAGCCTTTCCAGCAAACTCGTTTTCAACTATCTCAGCGGTTGTTATGCGGATTGGTTTATCACCATAAACATACTTACGAGCCATTTCTCTATTCCTTGAAAAGTTCTGGAAGGTGTTGCTGAAGCATAGGCGCGGTGAACATCTTTGACCTGCTCCCAGCAAACTAACATAGCATGATGTAAGCAAGTTTCGCTCCTGGTACAAAGGTTACTTATCTGATAAAAAACAAAGCTATTTTCATGTGATTAGCATTATAATTTGATTATCTAGCTAACTCATTTAAATTCTTTTTTTAGTAAGGCATAAACAAATGTATTGTCATATTTTTCCTCGCCTTCATCCGTAATAAATGAAACAAACTCTTTAAAACAACCCTCTTGTCGCATCCCAAGGCGGGAACACAATCTTTGTGAGGACAGGTTGTAGTCTTCAACGTATGCGTAGAGGCGTCTTGCTTGTTTGACATTAAACAAATATTTAAACAGGGCCCCAACTGATTCTGTTGCATACCCGTACCCTTCATAGCGCTGATTAAAGTGCCAACCTACGGACCACGTATTAGCATCTGGCTCGCCACTATTTTCTGCAAACAGATGGCCAATAACGAGGTCGGAGTCTTTTAGGCAAACAGCAAATTGGCTTGGATCATTTGCTCTTCTGCATACTTCTTCTACGGCATCCTCAACTGAGTTGAGCATTTCGTCCTGAAAACAGGGAGTGCGAGGGGAGGAAAGATAGTCCAGAAGTGCTAAAGCATCACTCTCTTTAAATGAACGAAGAATGAGTCTGGGCGAAGATGTTATTGTCATGGCTTATCGATTCCATTAAAAGATTAGTTATATGCTGCTGATTTAATGAAGAATTTATTGGGTGGATAACACTTGCTTCGACATTACCGTCCACTGTCTCGTTTGTAAACAACATAATCATAATTTAACAATTCGTGCTGTTAAGGCGTTGATCAAACTTCTCCATAAGTGTACTGTATAAATATACAGCTTTTGCGGTGGAGGCGCTTATGAAAGTTGAATTAACCATTGATCGTACTAAAGAACTTCCAGAGGGTGCAGTCCCGGCACTTGAGAGAGAATTATTAAAACGGATCCAGAGTCAGTTCGATGAGTGCAGTCTGATTGTGCGTCGTGCAGGTTCCGATGGGTTAAGTGTTTACGGTGGCGAAAAAGAAGCTAAGAAAAAGGTTGAGGAAATCCTCCAGCAGACCTGGGAAAGTGCAGACGACTGGTTTTATTGAAACAGCATGCAGAAATTTTCCAGATTGGAGGGGAGATTGGTGGAACAAAAAGAAGAATTACCTAACAAGGGCTATGCGGTCATCAGATGCAACGATGGGGTTATCGTTGCGCGACTGCACTCATTTCCTGATAGTGGTCGCGCGCTCATGTACAGACGTGGGGATGAAGTATCATTTATGCCGTTACAGGATGATGAGATAGTAGGAACACCGACACTCTTTACGCAGATGCTTGAACGGGCTGGTTATCGCGTTTCCAAGAATTCTGTTACACTCCCGTCATAGGCCTGAACACCCTATACCTGCTGCGCCACTGGAGAGAAACCATGGCGCAAACACCAAACCCGAATAAATGCCTACTGACCCCTCAACGGGCCAGCATTTTTCTTTTGATGTCACTCCTGCAGGAGGCGGCATGAAGAAAAGCTGGTTCACTCACACCGGGCTGACAACCGAAGAAGCCAATGAACTGGTGGCTCGCTACAAGTCTAAAGGCGTCCCCGTCGAGAAAAGCCTCGATATTGACCCTCGTCTTTGGATAGTCAGCGCATTACTACCTCAGCAAAAATCCTCAGCTAAGACAGCGCAAAGTATGCGTTCCCGGGCATGGGGGTGATCGTGACAGTCTACAACATCCTCCCGATGGGTAAGCCACGCATGACGCGTGCAGACAAATGGAAAAAGCGCCCTGAAGTTATGCGTTACCGGGCCTTTTGCGATCACGTCCGGCTGCTGGGCATTTACATGCCAGAGTCAAATTCACACGTTACCTTCGTTCTTCCGATGCCTAATAGCTGGAGCAAAAAGAAGCGCGCAGAGATGAACGGGCAGCCCCATCAGGGTAAACCCGATCTTGATAACCTGATGAAGTCTTTGATGGATGCGCTCTTCGAAGACGACACGCATATATGGGATTCAAGGATAACAAAGCTCTGGGGCGAGAACGGGCAGATCATTATCAGGGAGAGCGAGTGATGCGTGCGCTTCTTCAACCTGTGATTGCACGGGAGCTGGGTGTCGTACTTTTGAAGCCAGGAAGAGAGCTGATGGAGTTGTTCACCGCAGGTAGAGTATTAATCGAGCGCCAGCCAGAAAGTATGGCTGGATATCAAACTGGTCGCGTTTCGGACGCGCGGCAGCCACTGGCTGAAAACGAGCAGCTGCGAAGCTTCTTTCTGAATGAAAAGGTCCTGACTGCAGCTGGTGGTATAAGTGGGCTTGATTACTGGTTGCTAAAGCACGGCGCCGGAAATTGCCAGTTCGCTCACAGTGAATACCACTATCACGAACTAACCATTATGCACCATGAGCCTGGCTCCATCCTGCTTTGTGGCTATTGTGATAACCACTTGCGAGAGCAGCGTACTGAAGCACTGGCAGAGCTGGCACGCAGAAATGTAATTGCCTTTGTTCTGGATTCGGTTCGTATTTCACTCGCTATCGACAAAAGCCGCGAGATTTCCCTCGCTGAACTCTGCTGGTGGGCAGTTCGTAAAGGGGTTACGGATGCACTTCCAGAATCCTGCGTTCGTGAAGCGCTTCGTTTACCTCAAGAAAGCAAGATTGGTCGTGAAAGCGATATTACGCCTTCAGTATCGGCCACCAGCATCCTCGGGGAATTAGTTTCATCCGCTGACCTGCCTGATGCGCTGACCGAACCTCTGGTGGGGGTGATGGTGGATCCGGCGCCGCCTCAGTCTTTCATGCGTCGACCAAAGCGTCTTCGCTGGGAAAGTCGCGATTATCTGAATTGGGTGAAAACACAGCCCTGTGAATGCTGCCAGCAGCAATCAGACGACCCACATCACTTAATCGGATGGGGGCAGGGTGGCATGGCGACAAAAGCGCATGACATCTTCTCCATACCACTTTGCCGAAAGCATCACACCGAACTGCATAACGACCGACTGGCATTCGAGCGCAAATATGGCTCGCAGCTGGAAATGATCATTAGAGTGCTGGACCGGGCCTACGCGCTCGGCGTTCTGGCGTAAGGAGCGAACAGGATGACACCACGTCAACGCCGTAATCATATTGAAGCGCTGGGTAAAGCAGCGAGTGCGCCGCGTAAAAGCTGGCTGGGTAAAAGCATGCTTCTTACAGGTATTCAGTCGGCATGGATCAAATCATTGCTGACAACATGGGGCGAGGGGGTAAGCGGTGGAACAGCCCCACGATTGCCTCGCGCTCATGCATGCTGGGATGTTCTTAAGGGCGGGCGATGGTCGGATAAGGCATTGTCTCGCTTTACAGCTGCACTGGAACAAGCTCGAGCAGAGGGATTCAGAGGGCCGCAGGCGTTAAATCGTGCTCACGCAATTTTGTGGCCACAGCCCGCCACCAGCATCATTGATGAAGCTATGCACGATGATGACGTTGATTTTGTCGAGCAGTCAGTGCTGCAGGCGCTTGATGTAAATGACCCGGTTTATATCGTCGGTCTGCAGTATTACACCACACGCAAAAAAATCTCAGACATTACGCGGGAACTACAGTCTATCGCACCGTGGCTAACGGACTGGGAGGCCAGAAAACGAGTTCGCTGGTGCCTGGAGATATTCAGGGCGAAGGTCTTTTTATCTACGCGGAAACTCCTGGCTGAGCAGAGCTGAATGATTGGGTTTTAACTTTTTGTGCTCTAATTCTATTTATATATTGAAAACGAGCCATGAATTTAGATAATTCATTCATGCTTGGCAGAGCTGCGCCGCGATGGCAGCGAACTTAAGCGACAATTTGAAAATAACAAAAGCCCCGCCAGTAGGGGCTTTTGCTTTACGGCGATACGACAGGGGTATTCGCGAAGGTGTATTGCACCAGTACCCCTGTCATATCGCCGAACTAACCAGACATATTCGAAGTAAAAAAAATTTTAAGGGCCCTGTGCTGCAAGCTATGGTTTATCTCTTGTGTTGACAGTTTGTTGATCCAGTTTGAATTAAACTGCGTACAATAAATGAACAGGGAGAATGTATTGTTAAAGATACTCAAAACGCTGGCGTTGGTAATCTGTTTTGTGGTTAGCTGTGCAATGTACTTTCATCTCTATCTAGTGATGAATAAGGATTGTATTGGGAATACCACAGAAGAGGTGACCTATGGGCGTCTGGTTGATTGCCCTGATACTGATTGCCAGCCTTATAGCTGGAGTTGTTATTTACATTGATGTTATCTCGGATTTCATTGTCGATGCCAATTTCCTTCATCTCCCATAGATGTTTTTGCGTGAGCGCTGCTTTTCGCAAAATTGCTGTGTGAAAATACTGACCCTTGGGTTCAGCGCTCATCCAAAAGCATCTCGTCAAAATCCAACTAACCGGGATGGTTTGTTGGATGAGGAGCCTCAAATTCAAATAGCCTCGCTTCGGCGAGGTTTTTTCATTTGTAAGACCTCCATCAGGTGGCGATGTCTAATCCCATTGACCGAAGGAATAAGTTCAGCGTAAATTATTTTTGTGGTGAATCGCTTTCTAAGCGAAAGGGCGTTCCAGTCAACTGCTATCTGCAGGTATGCACGCGTCTTTGCTGACTGGGGTAAAGACACCGGGAGGCACCCGGCACCATGACAACAACAATACAGTTTCAAATTCCTTGAGAGCCTGCCGCAAAATGCAGGCTTTTTTTTATGTATTTGCTAACTGCTGCTACGCTTTAAGTTGTGAAAGTTACTGAATGCTAGGTGGTTCTCCTGAACCAAACGTGAATCAGCCGATACAGTTTCACTACTGAGCATAGGTACTACTCGCACCTACCTTACCAATAGTCAACTCATTAGCCCGCCTTCAAAAGCGGGCTTTTTTTATTCTCACGACAGCACCCGCATAGAGCGAGGTGAGAGCATGTATCGAATGGACAAAATAACTACTGGCATTTCCTACGGCGCATCGGGAGGTAGTGCCATTTACTGGTTTAGAAGACTTCTTGACGGTTACTCCCCAGAGCAGTGGGCGGCTATAGGTGTGATCGGTAGTTTACTGTTCGGCTTGCTCACCTTTCTCACCAACCTCTATTTCCAAATCAAAGCAGACCGTCGAAGAGCTGCGCGAGGTGAATGATGTCTAATAAATCAAAACTCAGCGCAGCAGTGCTGGCACTAATCGCATCAGGTGCATCTGCTCCACTCATTTTTGACCAGTTCATCAGCGAGAAAGAAGGCAATGCGCTGGTGGCCGTTGTTGATCCGGGTGGGGTCTGGTCTTTATGTCACGGCGTGACCGTCATCGATGGCAGGCGTGTTGTTAAAGGCATGACGGCCACTGAAGAACAATGTCGCAAGGTTAACGCTATTGAACGCGATAAGGCATTAGCCTGGGTTGATCGCAATATCAAAGTGCCTCTGACAGCGCCGCAAAAGGTAGGCATTGCATCGTTCTGCCCCTACAACATAGGACCCGGAAAATGCTATCCATCCACCTTTTACCAGCGAATCAACGCCGGTGACCGTAAGGGGGCCTGTGAGGCTATCCGCTGGTGGATTAAAGACGGCGGCCGCGATTGTCGCATGACTAAAGGTCAGAAAAATGGCTGCTACGGTCAGGTCGAACGTCGTGATCAGGAAAGTGCGCTGGCGTGCTGGGGGATAGATCAGTGAGCCGCCTTACCGCCATCATCACCGCGGTTGTGGCGTGCCTGATTGTCTGTCTTGGCTGGCTGGCCATGCATTACCACCACGCCGCCAGTAAGCAGCAGACGCGAGCGGAAGCCGCAGAGCAGCAGATTAACGCCGCTGAGTCAGTGACCTCTAACGTCCTGACCATCCTGACCATCTTCAACACCATCTCCGAGGCCAATCAGCATGCAAAAGAGCAGATCGCACTGGACGCATCGGGAGCCTCGGCAGATATCAAGGTTGCTGTTGCGAACGATGACTGTGCTCGTCGTCCTGTTCCTGATGGCGCAGTTAAGCGGCTGCAACAATACGCGGACGGCCTACATCAAAGTGCCGGCAGTGCCGCTCCCGGTAAACCTGACAGCTGAGACGCCTTATCCCGCTATCCCGGATCGGATGTCATGGGGACAAAGTCTGGACCTTAACGTCAGCCTGCTTTCCGCGCTGGGGCAGTGCAACCGCGACAAGGCCGACATAAGGCAGGCTGAGAAAGCAAGAGCCAGCCAATAAAGGCACTTCAGTAGTTCTTCACTGAGTGCCTTAGATTTCTCATCCAATTTCGGCAATTAGTTGTGTAAATCGGGCCTCAGCCTCTTGGAGGGTATAGCAAGAAATATTACCCTCAAATTTTAGTTTTGTCCCATCGCTACGAACCCAGATATTCGCAACATCATGTTTGAGGATATCGCCGATCTCAAACGCAACATCCTCTGGTGCGCGTGCCGCAGAAAAATACCTGCCTCCGTCGCTCTCGAAGAGATAAACGACTAAATGTGCGTGGTCAATCGCATGCTTCTTGATAACAACGTAATGCATTACATCAACCATTAATCCTCCTTGGTAAAGATGTGATTCCTTGACAGGAATGATTTCTCTGTAGGAGCTACTTCGGATAGTGGCAGCCATTACAAAGCTCGCCTGCTGGTGGGCATGTCGTGCTGTAGAGCGTCTAGTTGCCGACTGTTAAGCATTACATCAGGCCCTGTGTAGATGCCTGCAATACAAAGTAAGAATAGCTCGTTCATTCTTCGTTTGTATATATGTTATAACTTCGGAAACATTTAGTAAGGAGCGCAGAATGAGTAAGTTTTTATGTTTCCTCGTATTATTCCTGGTGGGATGTCAGGGGCCAAAACAACAAACATTAACACCAAAGCAGAGACAGGAGTTCCCCATAATCAATCAATGGGCTGTAAAATTTAAAGAGGCAGTTGAAAGTAGATTTCCATATGCCAGTAGATATGTCGGAGATACATGCACTATCCGTGTTCATCAGCCGAAAGGAACAAATAAAATCACCAATATGCATGTAGTAGAAGGGAACCCGGAATTGTGTAAAGCGGCAGTTAAAGCTATACAGACCGCCAGTGATGATGGTTTATTACCCCTTACGCCGGAGCTTATCGGTGAGGAGTTTCCGTTGGATTTCAAACCATAGACGCGTCTCAGAACCACTATAACTTTTGTATTGCCTTCGCCATCGCAATACAGCAGACATTCACGGAGTGCCTGTGATAATGCTTTCAGAAGAGTATACGCTGCCTTATCATACAGTTTTTATAACTGTATGATAAGGATGCTTATGTTGTATTTTCTAGTGTGGGAGATTTACTCCGCTGATTGGATTTTAGTAAAGAAGGGGAATGTCTTCCTTCGATTAGAAGAGGGGCAGGATATAGACTCTCAGGTTTTGTTAACTGAGATGGGTATTGCTGAAGCAAACAACGTCAGCCGTCGCCAGTGTGTTGTTACCTCAATCCAGCCAATCCAAAAACTCGAAGCATAACTTTATCCTCATTGGCCACTGGCATCCGCTGGTGGCATTTTTAATGCGCATCGCACGCGCATATCAAAGAAAGTCTTGCAGCTGTGAGCCTGGGCAAACCGTTAACTTTCGGCGGCTTTGCCGTGCATTAGAGCTTTACTAAACAGCATTCAGTATTATCCTAATAGCTCTTTAATAAAAGGAGTTAGGCTTATGAGAATCCTCTGGGCTATTTGTGTTGTTTTCGGGGCTATTGGTTTTGTTCAAGGTATCGTTGGGGTTTTCGGCGCTGTCAGCGCACCTCAGCAAGCAGCAGGAGCAGCCATGGGAGTTGCCTGGGCAGTAATTCCTTACTGCATTGTCCGAGCCATACAGCAGATGCGGCCGCAGGAAGTAGTGATTAAAAAAGAAGATTGATTGTCATTATCCATATCAAACCTAGCCTCGCGTAAGCGGGGCTTTTTAATGTGCATCGTACGTGCAGATCGAAGAAGGTCTTTCAGATGTGAGCCTGGCCACTGCGGCGAAGCCGCGCTGCATGATATGGCCTACATTCAGCAATGCGGAATAGACGTTTAGATGTCAAAATTATTGTTGGTGAATGCATGTAAATGATAATCAATATCATTATGGGTCCTTTCCGGCAATCCGCCCTGTTACGGGGCGGCGACCTCGCAGGTTCTCGCTATTTATGAAAATTTTCAGGATTTTGCCTTTTCCGTTCTTCTTCTTGCTAAGTATCTGTCTTTGCTGGGTATAACCCACCACAAGAAAGGAAGTGTTAAAGCCTGGTAGTAGTCATTTTACCCGGCATGGTTTCCTTACCCTGTGTTTCGCCTGGAGTTCGTCATGGAGGTCAATAAAAAACGCCTTTCAGAGATTTTTGATGTCAGCATCCGCACGATCCAGAACTGGCAGGATCAGGGAATGCCAGTTGCGCGCGGTGGTGGAAAAGGTAATGAAGTGCTTTATGACTCTGCCGCCGTAATCGAATGGTATTCCGCCCGTGATGCAGCGATAGAAAACGAAAAGCTGCGCAAAGAGGTTGAACAGCTGAGAGTTGATTCAGAATCAGACCTTGTGCCTGGCACGATTGATTATGAGCGCCATAGGCTTACCCGAGCCCAGGCTGATGCTCAGGAACTAAAAAATGCAAAAGAGTCCGCTGAGGTGGTGGAGACCGCATTCTGCACGTTCGTGCTGTCGCGGATAGCCGGAGAAATTGCCAGTATCCTTGATGGAATACCTCTGTCGGTTCAGCGGCGCTTTCCGGAACTGGAAAATCGACATATTGATTTCCTCAAGAAGGACATCATAAAAGCCATGAACAAAGCAGCTGCGCTGGATGAAATGATACCGGGGTTGCTGAGTGAATATATCGAACAGTCAGGTTAAGGGGCTACAGCACTCCGCGCGCTCGGGGCTCCGTTCGTTGTACCGGCCAGAACCGCAAACGGCGGTTGAGTGGGCAGACGAAAATTATTACCTTCCAAAAGAGTCTGCTTATCAGGAAGGGCGCTGGGAAACGCTGCCGTTTCAGCGTGCGATAATGAATGCGATGGGTAATGACTATATCCGCGAGGTCAATGTCGTTAAGTCTGCCCGAGTAGGCTATTCAAAAATGCTGCTCGGCGTGTATGCGTATTTCATCCAGCATAAACAGCGTAACTCGCTTATCTGGTTACCTACCGACGGTGATGCAGAAAACTTCATGAAATCCCATGTCGAACCGACAATCCGGGACATCCCCTCACTGCTGGCGCTGGCGCCCTGGTACGGTAAAAAGCACCGGGACAACACGTTGAGTATGAAACGTTTCTCGAATGGGCGAGGTTTCTGGTGTCTCGGTGGTAAAGCTGCAAAAAACTACCGTGAAAAATCTGTTGATGTGGCGGGTTATGACGAGCTGGCGGCATTTGACGATGATATCGAGAAAGAGGGCTCTCCAACGTTCCTGGGGGATAAACGTATTGAAGGGTCGGTCTGGCCTAAATCGATACGAGGATCCACACCCAAAATTAAAGGGGCATGCCAGATTGAACGTGCCGCCAAGGAGTCAGAGCATTTCTTGCGCTTCTATGTTCCCTGCCCACACTGTGGGGAGGAGCAGTTCCTTAAATTCGGCGATAAAGAGACGCCATTCGGGTTCAAATGGACGCCGGGCGATCCTGCCAGCGTTATATATTTGTGTGAACACAATGCATGCGTAATTAAACAGCAGGAGCTCGATTTTTCGCAGGCGCGGTACATCTGTGATGAAACCGGGATCTGGACGCGCGACGGACTTTGCTGGTTTTCATCATCGGGTGCCGAAATTGATCCCCCTGACAGCGTAACCTTTCACATCTGGACGGCCTATAGCCCTTTCACTACCTGGGTGCAAATCGTCAAGGACTGGATCAAGACCAAAGGCGACACGGGAAAACGTAAGACGTTCGTCAACACAACGCTTGGTGAAACGTGGGAGCCTAAAATTGGTGAGCGTCCTGATGCTGAGGTGATGGCCGAACGTATTGAGCACTTCGGAGCCAGGGTGCCGGAGCGCGTGGCCTATCTTACTGCCGGTATTGACTCCCAGCTTGACCGTTACGAAATGCGTGTCTGGGGCTGGGGGCCTGGCGAGGAAAGCTGGCTTATCGACAAAATTATCATTATGGGTCGCCATGATGATGAATCCACGCTTCTGAGGTTGGATGAGGCGATCAACAAAACCTATCCGAGGCCTAACGGCGTTGAGATGCTTATTTCCCGCATCTGCTGGGATATCGGCGGCATAGACCCAACGATTGTTTATAACCGCTCGAAAAAGCATGGTCTGTTTCGTGTCATCCCCGTTAAAGGCGCATCTGTCTACGGCAAGCCCGTGGCGAATATGCCTCGTAAGCGTAACAAGAACGGCGTTTATCTCACTGAGGTAGGAACTGACACCGCGAAAGAGCAGATTTATAACCGTTTCACGCTGGTGGCAGAAGGCGACGAACCGTTGGCGGGAGCGGTTCACTTCCCTAATAACCCTGAAATATATGATTTAGCTGAGGCTCAGCAGCTTACGGCTGAAGAGCAGGTTGAGAAGTGGGTAGACGGTAAGAAAAAAATCGTCTGGGACAGTAAAAAACGACGAAATGAGGCGCTTGACTGTTTTGTCTATGCACTTGCAGCTCTGCGGATAAGTATCTCCCGCTGGCAGCTGGATCTGGATTCTCTTCTGGCCAGCTTACGGGAAGAAGACACTGGCCGTAAAAATAATAAATCTCTGGCGGATTATGCCAGGGCATTAGCGGGAGATGAATAATGGCAACACAGGCTGAACTGGATGCCGCGCGCGCAGCGTTACATGATCTGATGATGGGAAAACGGGTTGCGACGGTACAGAAAGACGGTCGAAGGGTGGAATTTACGGCGACGTCAGTCAGCGATCTGAAAAAGTACATCGCCGATCTGGAGTCACAGGTCGGTACCACTTCACGACGCCGCGGGCCGGCAAGGTTCTACGCATGAAAATTCCTTCTTTAGTTGGCCCCGACGGGAAAACCTCCCTGAGGGAATATGCAGGCTATCACGCCGGTGGCGGCGGATTCGGTGGGCAGCTAAATGCCTGGAATCCCCAGAGTGAGAGTGCCGACGCCGCACTTCTGCCGAACTTCGCCCGGGGGAATGCCCGTGCTGATGATCTGGTCCGTAACAATGGTTATGCGGCAAACGCCGTTCAGCTTCACCAGGATCACATCGTCGGTTCTTTTTTCAGACTGAGTTACTGCCCGAGCTGGCGATATCTCGGCATTAAAGAAGAGGAAAGCCGGGCATTTGCCAGGGAGGTGGAAGCCGCCTGGTATGAATATGCGGAGGATGACTTTTGCGGGATTGATGCCGAGCGCAAGCGAACCTTTACGATGATGATCCGTGAAGGAGTCGCGACGCACGCATTTAACGGAGAGCTGTGCGTCCAGCCCACCTGGGACAGTGATTCATCGCGACTTTTTCGCACGCAATTTAAAATGGTTAGTCCAAAACGCGTGAGTAATCCCGGTAATACAGGTGACACGCGTAACTGTCGCGCGGGTGTCAAAATCAGTGATAGCGGCGCAGCGCTGGGGTACTACGTCAGTGAAGACAGCTACCCTGGCTGGATGTCGCAAAAATGGACTTATATACCACGGGAACTGCCGGGCGGAAGGCCATCATTCATCCATATTTTTGAACCGCTTGAGGATGGACAGACCCGCGGCGCAAACGTGTTTTACAGCGTGATGGAGCAGATGAAAATGCTCGACACCCTGCAAAATACTCAGCTCCAGAGCGCAATTGTAAAAGCTATGTATGCGGCTACAATCGAGAGCGAGCTTGATACCGATACGGCGATGGACTTTATCCTCGGCGCGGATAGTAAGCAGCAAAATAAGCTGACGGGCTGGCTTGGCGAAATGGCAGCATACTACGCTGCAGCGCCGGTTCGCCTCGGTGGCGCGAAAGTTCCTCATCTTATGCCGGGCGATTCCCTGAACCTTCAGTCAGCACAGGATACCGATAACGGTTATTCCACCTTTGAACAATCACTCCTGCGCTATATTTCGGCCGGTCTTGGTGTTTCGTATGAGCAGCTTTCCCGTAACTACTCTCAGATGAGCTATTCGACGGCGCGCGCCAGCGCCAATGAATCCTGGGCGTTCTTTATGGGGCGTCGCAAGTTTGTCGCGGCCCGGCAAGCCTGCCAGATGTTCGTCTGCTGGCTCGAGGAGGCGATTGCGCGCCGGGTTGTCACGCTCCCGTCCAAAGCCAGGTTCAGCTTCCAGGAGGCGAGAACTGCCTGGGGTAACGCAAACTGGATTGGCTCGGGGCGCATGGCTATTGATGGGCTGAAGGAGGTGCAGGAGGCCGTGATGCTGATTGAGGCTGGTCTCAGCACATATGAGAAGGAGTGTGCCAAACGCGGAGATGACTATCAGGAAATATTTTCTCAGCAGGTACGTGAAACTATGGAGCGCCGGAGTGCGGGACTTAAACCTCCGGCATGGGCGGCAGCTGCATTTGAATCTGGGCTGAAAAAATCAAACGAGGAGGTAAAAGATGACGCCAGAGCTGCGTAATCTCCCGCATATTGCCAGCATGGCCTTCAATGAGCCGCTGATGCTTGAACCCGCCTACGCGCGGGTTTTCTTTTGCGCGCTGGCAGGCCAGCTGGGTATCACCCGACTGACGGATTCCGCTTCTGGCGTCTCGCTCGGCGCTGAACAAATTGCAGAGCCGCTGGCGCTGTTTGGCGATGACGAGGAAATGGGGCCCCGGCCAGCGCGGAGTTATCAGGTAACAAACGGGATCGCGGTGCTGCCCGTTTCCGGGACGCTGGTCAGCAAAACTCGGTCACTTCAGCCTTATTCCGGTATGACGGGCTATAACGGGGTCATTGCCCGACTGCAGCAGGCAATGAGCGATCCAGGAGTAGACGGTATTCTGCTGGATATGGACACGCCGGGCGGGATGGTGTCCGGGGCTTTCGACTGTGCTGACATTATTGCCCGGATGCGGGATATCAAGCCCGTCTGGGCGCTGGCAAATGATATGAACTGCAGCGCAGGGCAGCTAATTGCCAGTTCTGCATCGCGACGGCTTGTCACGCAAACGGCCAGAACCGGCTCCATCGGCGTCATGATGGCGCACAGTAATTATGGCGCTGCGCTGAAAACTAACGGCGTTGAGGTCACGCTGATTTACAGCGGCGATCATAAAGTCGACGGCAATCCCTACGAAAAACTACCAAAGGACGTTCGCGCTGATTTTCAGACACGCATCGATGCCACTCGTCAGATGTTTGCCGAAAAGGTTTCCGCTTATACCGGCATGTCAGTGCAGGCCGTACTGGACACCGAAGCGGCCGTCTTCTCCGGTCAGGAGTCCGTGGATAACGGTCTGGCGGATGAACTTGTTAACAATACCGACGCGCTCAGCGTGATGCGTGAAGCACTCGACAGACGCAAAAAAACAACCACTGGAGGAACTATGCCATCACCTTCTGCATCTGCAGCGACCAATCAGCCAGCTGACCAGGCAGCAACACAGACGACTGCACCGGCTGTGCAGGTCACCACCGTTGATACAACAACTGCTGCCTTAATGGCCCCGGCAGACCTCAGCGCTCAGGTATCGGCAGCCGTAGCCGCCGAGAATGGTCGCATCATGGGTATTCTGAACTGCGAAGAGGCAAAAGGTCGTGAATCACAGGCCCGTGCGCTGGCAGAAACGCCGGGCATGACGGTCGAGAGTGCACAGCGCATTCTGGCCGCGGCGCCGCAAAGCGCCCAGGCGCGTACCGATACGGCGCTGGATCGCCTGATGGAAACCGCACCAGGCGCTCTTTCAGCAGGGAATGCCTCTGCTGAAGCCGGCGACGATTTGTTAAACACCCCCGTTTAAGAGGCTAACATGGCAATCACCGAAGTATTTACTCATCACCAGCCGCTCGGTAACAGCGATCCGGCACACACCGCGTATGCACCGGGCGAACTGACAGCATCCACCCCGGCAATGACCCCGCTCATGCTCGATGCTACGTCCGGCAAGCTAACCGTCTGGGACGGCGAGCATGCAGGTGCAGCAACCGGCATTCTGGCGGTTACCGCTGATCAGAGCAGTGCTGAACTGGCATTTTATAAATCTGGTTCTTTCCGCATCGAAGATGTGCTCTGGCCATCTGCCGTTACCGACGAAAATATCAAGCGTAACGCGTTCGCCGGTACTGCGATCAGCATCGTTTAATCACCCTCAACTTTCATAAAAGCCGCTTATGCGGCTTTTTTTACGGGAAAAATCTATGTCAGTTTACACAACAGCCCAGCTTCTGGCGGTCAATGAGAAGAAATTCAAGTTCGATCCGCTCTTCCTGCGCATCTTCTTTCGCGAAACTTATCCCTTCAGTACAGAGAAAGTTTATCTGTCTCAAATTCCTGGCCTGGTCAACATGGCTCTTTATGTGTCGCCGATTGTCTCCGGCAAGGTGATCCGTTCCCGCGGCGGCAGCACGTCGGAATTTACGCCGGGGTATGTGAAGCCAAAACACGAAGTAAACCCGCAGATGACTCTTCGCCGCCTGCCTGATGAAGATCCACAAAATCTGGCAGACCCTGCCTATCGACGTCGACGCATCATCCTTCAGAACATGAAAGATGAAGAGTTGGCGATTGCACAGGTGGAAGAGAAGCAAGCAATTGAAGCTGTGCTCTATGGGAAATACACCATGAGCGGAGAAGCATTTGAGCCAGTAGAAGTAGATATGGGCCGCAGTGCCGGTAACAACATCATCCAGGCGGGTGCAGCTGCCTGGTCTTCTCGCGACAAAAAAACGTACGACCCGACCGATGACATTGAAGCCTATGCGCTCAACGCCAGCGGCACAATTAACATTATCGTGTTCGATCCGAAGGGTTGGGCATTGTTCCGTTCTTTCGACGCTGTGAAGGAGAAGCTGGATACACGTCGCGGCTCTAACTCCGAGCTGGAAACCGCCCTGAAAGACCTGGGTGAAGCCGTTTCTTATAAGGGCATGTACGGCGATGTGGCCATTGTCGTTTACGCAGGCCAGCTTGTTGAAAATGACATCAAAAAGAATGCTCTGCCAGACCTGACTATGGTCCTGGGTAATACCCTGGCCCGTGGCCTGCGCACCTATGGCTGCATTCTTGATGCAGATGCCCAGCGCGAAGGTATCAACGCCTCAACACGTTACCCGAAGAACTGGGTACAGACGGGTGACCCGGCGCGCGAGTTCACAATGATTCAGTCAGCTCCGCTGATGCTGCTGCCAGATCCGGACGCGTTCGTTTCAGTCAAGCTGGCATAACTTTCCCCAGTGGCCCTGTTGGGCCACATTTCAGGAGTATTTTCCATGACAGAAAAAGAAACCCTTATCGCCCGACTGAAAGAGCTGGGCGTAAAGCTTGATCGTGAGGTCACCGTCACAGGCACCATCCAGGAGCTTACGTTACGTATTTCTGAGCTCGAAGAGGAGCTCGACGAAGACGGACAAGAGGGCGATGAGGTGCCCGTGGCCAGTACTACTGCCAGCAGTACCTCCGGCGAGCCCTGCCCAGAGAACACCTCAGGCTCGATTAACGAAAATCCTGCATCAAAGGAGCCCGGCGAGCTGGTGGCGGTTGAGACACTGGTGACCTTGCACATTGATGCACTTCACGCCACACGCAACGAGTCCCTCTCTATTGTTGAGCCTGGTGTCGTTATTCGCGTGACCGACGCAGAGGCTGACGAACTGATTTCTCAGGGGCTGGCCCGGGAAGTCTGACAGGGGGCCTAATGGCTGATTTCGATAATCTTTTTGATGAAGCGATGGCGCGCGCGGATACCACTATACGTGGAGTGATGGGCGCAGAGGCAAGGATAACCTCTGGATCTTTATCCGGCGTCACGCTCCGCGGGGTCTTTGACGATCCAGAGAACATCGGTTTCGCAGAAGCGGGGATCAGAATTGACGGAACCAGGCCGACGTTTTTTGTGAACTCATCGGATGTAAGCGGGCTGGAACGTCTGGACACGCTGAAGGTAAACGGGCGTGAATTTTGGGTTGATCGCGTGGGCCCGGATGATTGCGGTTCCTGCCATGTATGGCTGGGTAGTGGATCACCTCCCGGCGGATCGCGGCGTCGTTAAGGAGCATTCATGTCGATAAAAGGTCTTGAGCAGGCGATTGCTAACCTGGATAGCCTGGACAGAAATATGGTTCCCAATGCCAGCGCATGGGCTGTGAACCGGGTTGCTGCTAATGGCGTCTCGGTTGCCGTCCGAAGGGTGGCGAAAGAAACGGTAGCCGGTGATAACCGCGTTTCGGGGATACCTGTAAAGCTGGTCAGACAAAGGGTGAGAATCAACAAAGCCTCGGCTTCAGGGCACTCAGCGGCCCGAATTAAGGTTAACCGGGGCAACCTTCCCGCCATCAAACTCGGTGCCGCGCAGGTCAGGGCGACGAACCGAAAAGGCCCGCTGGTTCGAAAAAGTAGCGTGCTGAGAATTGGCCGTTATGTTTTTCGCGACGCCTTTATCCAGCGCCTGGCGAACGGCCGCTGGCACGTCATGAAGCGCATTGCAGGAAAAAGTCGTTATCCCATCGACGTAGTCAAAATCCCATTGTCCGCGCCCCTCACTACTGCTTTCGAAGCAGAGAAGAAACGCATGCTTGAAGAGGAAATGCCAAAACAACTTGGCTATGCCCTCAGGCAACAACTGAGGTTGCATCTGACACGATGAAACACACTCTCATTCGCCAGAAAATTATTGATGTGCTTGAAGCGGCCATCGGGATCGACGTCATGTTTTTTGACGGGCGCCCGGCTGTCATTGAGGAGGAGGATTTTCCTGCCGTCGCGGTCTATCTGACCGATGCGGAGTATACCGGCGAAGAACTTGATGCCGATATGTGGGCGGCAACGCTACATATCGAGGTCTTCCTGTCCTCGCAGGTACCAGATTCCGAACTGGATGAATGGATGGAAAGCCATATCTATCCGGCCCTCGCTGATGTTCCCGGCCTCGATTCACTGTTAACGCTCATGGTTCCACAAGGCTTCGATTACCAGCGCGATGATGCGATGGGGCTGTGGACCTCCGCCGATATGAAATATTCAATCACTTACGAAATGTGAGGAAAAGATGCCAACACCAAATCCACTTGCTCCTGTAAAAGGCGCCGGTACCACCCTCTGGCTTTACACCGGAACGGGCAACGCTTTCGCTAACCCACTCTCGGATATCGACTGGAACCGTCTGGCGAAAATTAAAGAGCTGACGCCGGGCGAAATGACCGCCGAATCGTATGACGACACTTACCTCGACGACGAGGATGCCGACTGGAACGCCACCGCCCAGGGGGCAAAATCTGCTGGCGATACCTCGTTCACCCTCGCCTGGAAGCCGGGCGAAGAAGGGCAAAAAGACCTGGTCGCATGGTTTATTGATGGCTCAGTGCGCTATTACAAAATCAAATACCCGAACGGTACCGTCGACGTTTTCCGCGGCTGGTGCAGCAGCCTGGGTAAAGCCATTCCGGCAAAAGAGGTCATTACCCGTACAGCGAAAATCACCAATACCGGCAAGCCGGAGCTGGCAGAAGAAAGCGGGACCCCGAATATCCCCGTGACCGGCGTTACGCTCGATAAAGCCACGGCAAGCGTGGTCGTGGGCGCAACCACTACGCTCAATGTGACGGTTAACCCTGCCAGTGCCTCAGATACCTCGTTCCGCGTGGCAACCTCCGACGGGGCAAAAGCAACGGTCACCGTTAGCGGCAACGCGATCACCGTCACCGGCGTGGCAGCGGGCACCGCTGACGTTATTGTTATGACCAGCGACGGTAATTACGTAGCGGTCTGCAAAGTCACCGTAACTGCAGCGTAAGGAAGGACGCATGTTTCTTAAAAAAGAGAAGTTCACCTGGCAAACAGAATCCCTGACCATCTTCGAGCTGTCGGCGCTGCAGCGTATTGAGTACATCACGTTTATGGCCGCAGAGGAAAAGGCCGTCAGCGCTAACAGCGACGGCATCAGCGATCAGGAAATGACGGCCAGGCTGATTGGCTCAAATATTCGCTGCGGTGCGCGTTTGATCGCGATGTCTTTGTGGCATAACGATCCGGCTGGCACGGATGTGGAAACGCTTTATCAGCAGGTGCTTAGCGGCTGGCCGCCGGAGGCGATCGGTAAAGCAGAAATGGAAATAAAGCTGCTCTCCGGCATGCTCGTTCCGGTTGAGGATGACAATCCTGCCGATCCGGATGCCTCAGCGGAGGCCGAAAGCGCAGAACCCGTTACGGCGGAAAAGCCCTTGCCAGCGAGCTGAAGTTTGTCCTGAATCTGGCGCGCGAGTTCGGTCGACCCGACTGGCGCGCCATGCTGGCTGGAATGACTTCCAGTGAGCTGGGCGACTGGCACCAGTTCTACCGGGAGCATTATTTTCAGGACGCGCAGCTCGATGCGCATTTCTCAGAGCTGCTTTATTCCATCTCCACTCTTTTCTTCCGCGACCCGGAACTTACCCCCGCACATTTCAGCCTGCTTTCTCCTTCGAATGTCGTCATCAGCGATGACGAGCCGGATGATAACACGCTGATGACCGCCGCTGAGGGGATAACAGGAGGTATCCGATATGGCCCAGCAGATTAGCGATCTGGTTATTAAGCTGGATGTTGACCGCGCAACCTTCAGCGAGCAGGTCGCCCGAATCAAAGGGCAACTGACAGGAATGGCGGATGAGTCTGATAAAGTTCAGGCGCGAATGCAGCGTGCTGCGGACCGTCAGAGCGCTGCATTAAAGAGTGTGGGCGACGCTGGCGCGGCGGCTGCCGCAGACATGAAAGCCCGTCAGTCAGCCGCAACGGAAGGGTTGACAAAAGACTGGCAGAACGTTTCCAGGTCCGTTGATGAAACTCATCGCCGCGTGACCGAGCTTAATCAGCGCATGCGTGAGAATGACGGGCAGGCTGCAGCGCTTGCCCGCCGACAGGATGAACTGGCGGCATCATTTTTCCGCCAGATTGACGGCGTTCGCCAGCTCAATGGTGAAACACAGTCGCTTGCGAACGTGCAGGCGCGCTTTCGCGCAGCGAGGGCACAGGGCAACATAACCCAGCAGGATTATCTCGCCCTTATTTCCCGCACCACGGCCCGGCAAAAAGAACTGCAGATCGTGGAGGAAAAATCGGCCGCAGCGCGCACGCGATTCCTCAGCCAGCTGAAGCAACAGGTTGCAGAGCAAAAGCTCTCCGGTACCGAGCTGCTGCGCATGAAGGCGGCGCAGGTCGGTGCCAGCGATGCGGCTGAGGTCTATATCCGCAAGCTTGAAGCTGCCAAAGTGGCCACGCACGGTCTGGGGCTGCAAAGTGCAGCTGCCCGGCAGGAGCTCGGGGTACTTATCGGCGAGGTCATGCGCGGTAACTTCGGTGCGCTGCGCGGCTCCGGGATCACGCTGGCGAACCGGGCAGGATGGATAGACCAGCTGCTGTCGCTGCGCGGCCTGGGGATCGCCGGCCTGGTTGGTGGGATTGCCGCGGCGGTATTCGGGCTGGGTAAGGCCTGGTATGACGGCAGCAAAGAGTCTGAGGAATTTAACAGGCAGCTGATCCTTACCGGGAACTACGCGGGGAAAACGTCAGGGCAGCTTCAGGCGCTGGCGCGCTCGCTGGCCGGTAATGGCATCACGCAGCATGCCGCTGCAGGCGTGCTGGCACAGGTCGTTGGAAGCGGCGCGTTCAGCGGGAATGACGTCAGCATGGTCAGCAATGTTGCCGCCAGGCTGCAGCAGGCTACCGGGCAGGCCGTTGACGAAACCATAAATCAGTTTAAACGCCTGAAGGATGATCCGGTTAACGCGGTCGCGACGCTCAACGATTCCCTTCATTTTCTGACAGCCACCCAGTATGAACAGATAGCTTCTGCTCAGGCGCTGGGGGATTCTCAGAAGGCTGCCGAGCTGGCCATGCGGGCATATTCCGACGCGGTCATTCAGCGCGCCGGTGCGGTCGAGGATAATCTCGGATCCCTCGAAAAAGCCTGGAACTGGGTGAAGAATGCCGCCTCCGGTGCGTGGGATGCGATGCTGGGCGTCGGGCGTAATCCTGACACCGCGATGAAGCGCCAGGACTCTTTTGCTGAATGGCAGGCAGCAGAGAAAGAGTACCGCGCGCTGTCCAGCAATCTTAAGGTCGACCCGGATTATGCCGGTAACAACGTTCTGCAGAAAGCGGATGCGGAAAGGCTGAGAAACGCGCGCCAGCAGGTGGAGCTGAAAAAACAGGCTTACGATCTTGCCGATCAGCAATACGCTCAGGAAGGGCTGGCAGCCGCGCGGGAAAAAATGCGAACGGACCAGCAGGCTCAGGCAATCCGCAGCCAGCAGCAGTTTAACCAGCTGGTGGAGTCCGGCGCGACGGCGGCAGAAAAGCGGGCTTCAGCAGAGAAAAAGCTCAGTCAGCTTATTGAGAAAAACCGCCAGGATGCGAAAGACGGTGTCGCCACGCTATGGACTGAAAAGGACATTGCCGCGGCCCGCGCCGGGATTGAAAAGCAGTGGAAGGATCCAAAAACGCCGAAAGGCAAAAGCTACTCAACGCCCGCAGGCGACAAAGCCGAGGAAAAGGCGCAGGCCGAACTTCTCACCCTTCAGGCCCAGCTTAAAACGCTTGAGCAGCACACCAGCGTGAACGACGTCATAAGTAAACAGCGTCAGGATCTCTGGCAGACTGAAAATCAGTTCACCGTTCTGCAGGAGGCCGCGGGGCGTCGTCAGCTTACGGCGCAGGAAAAATCCCTGCTGGCGCACAAGGAAGAAACGCTCGAGTACAAGCGGCAGTTGGCCGACCTGGGCGATAAGGTTGCCAGCCAGCAAAAGCTCAACCAGCTGGCCGATCAGGCCGTGAAGTTTGAGCAGCAGCAAAAAGCCGCCAGGGCGGGCCTGCAGGCTCAGTCTGAGGGTGTATCCACCCGGGAAGCCGGGCGACAAACTACGCTGCAGCGTCTCAGCGAAAGCTATTCGTACAACCCTCAGGCGCAGCAAAAGGTTCTGGAAGAGCAAAGGGCGACATTCGAGGCTGAAGATGCCCTGCGCGCAAACTGGCTGGCCGGGGCTAAACAGGGCTGGGCCGAATATCAGGATTCAGCGACAAACGTTTTCAGCTCTGTTCAGCAGATTTCGCAGGCAACGTTTAGCGGGCTGGCGGGTCAGCTTACCAGCCTGACGAAAACCGGGAAGGCGAGCTTCAGGGAATTCACCAGCTCGATCCTTAAAATGATAGTGTCCGTTATCAACCAGCTGCTGGTGGCTTACACCATCCAGAGCGCAATGGGCTGGGTGAGCGGCGGGGCGAAAACCTCCTCAGCAGGTCAGTCATTTGCGGTCCCGTCATACCGGCCACAGGGTTTTGACGTGGGCGGTTTTACCGGGCACGGCGGCAAGTACGAGCCAGCAGGTATCGTTCACCGCGGGGAATTCGTCTTCACCAAAGAGTCAACCAGCCGCATCGGCGTGGCTAATCTCTATCGCCTGATGCGCGGGTATGCCTCGGGGGGCTGGTCGGCGGCGGGAGCGCAGCCGGTGCTGGCATGGGTGGGATCAGTGTTTATGCCCCAGTCAGCATCAGCCAACAGGGGAGTGACGGAAGCATAAATCAGGCGAATGCCACGGGGACGGCGAAACAGCTGCAGGCGATTGTTCAGCAGACAATTACCGAGCGACTGAAAAAAGAAATGTCCGCAGGCGGCGTGCTTTATTCGAGGAGGACACCGTGACAGACACGTTTACCTGGCGCACGAGAAAAACAGCGCAGGGCACTGAAACAGCCCGAACGCTGCAGGCCCAGTTCGGGGATGGCTACAAACAGATAGCGGGGATGGGGATCAACGACAAACAGGAAACGTGGAACCTGGACTGGACGGGCACCAGACAGGAGGCGGCTGCGCTGCGCGCTTTCCTGATGTCTCACGTTACTAAATCGTTCTGGTGGACCACGCCATGGGGTGAAAAAAAGCTGTTCAGAATGAAGGCCGATTCGTTCAGCGTTTCTTTCCCTACCGGGAAAAAAGCCACTGTGGCCTTCACTTTTGAACAGGCGTTCGCGCCCTGATTTTCTCGACAAACACTGAAAGCTGCCTCCGGGCGGCTTTTTTTATGGGGGAGTATGAGTTTTACGGCAGACATCCAACAGCTTGAGCCCGGCAGCGTTATTCAGCTGATTGAGATCGACGGCACTGAATTCGGTATGGATCAGGTGCTGCGTTTTCATGCGCACAATATTCAGGAAGAGGGGTGGGCAGCCTTCGCCGCAGAAAATCTGCCAGCCATTATCTGGCAGGGAAACCAGTACGATCCCCATCCCTACGAACTGAAGGGGATGGAGTTATCGAGTACAGGTTCCCAGCCAACGCCCACGCTGTCCGTCGGGAACGTCGGAAACTATGTCACCGCGCTGTGTCTTGAATATGACGATATGGTCAGGGCTAAGGTCAAAATCCATACCACGCTTTCGAAGTATCTCGATGCCGCCAACTGGAAAAACGGTAATCCGGGTGCCAGCCCGGCCGATGAGCGCGTACAGCTCTTTTACGTCAATGCTAAAACCGCAGAGACGCGGGTACAGGTTGATTTCGAGCTGTGTTCTCCTTTCGATATTCAGAGCCTGCAGCTGCCGACACGGCAGATTACTCCTGTCTGCACCTGGTGTATGCGGGGCTGGTACCGAAGCGGGACCGGATGCGATTACAACGGCACGAAATACTTTACCAAAGATGGTACGCCGACCGATGACCCGTCGAAAGATGTTTGTGGCGGCCGCCGGCAGGATTGTCAGGATCGTCACGGCCCGGACGCGCCGCTGCCGTTCGGCGGTTTTCCGGCTGCAAACCTGCAGGGGAAATAAAAATGCGTGAAAAATTGCTGGATGCTATCCGTCAGCACGTCTCTGCTGAATACCCCAAAGAAGCCTGCGGCCTGATTGTTCAGTCAGGCCAGCAGCAAATCTATATTCCCTGCCGCAACATTGCCGATAAACCCGAGGAAACATTCACGCTCTCCCCGGAAGACCAGCTCGCTGCCCGCGCGCGCGGTGAGATCATCATGCTAATTCATTCCCATCCGGATGTGGTTCGGCTGGTGCCCTCAGAGCTGGACCGGATCCAGTGCGACTGGTCGGGTATTGAGTGGGGGATCATGTCCTGGCCGGACGGGGACTTTTGTACGATCTCCCCGCGTGAAGACCGGGATTATGCCGGGCGGCAGTGGGTGCTGGGTTACGCGGACTGCTGGTCGTTAATCCGTGAATATTATCTGCGCGAATACGGCATTGTTCTCGGGGACTATTCGGTACCTTACGAATGGTGGGAGAGTGGCAAGGAGCGGCTCTACGACGACAACTGGGAGCGCGAGGGATTCGTTGAGATTGCCGCCAGTGCAATGCAGCCCGGGGACATCATCATGATGAGTGTGCAGGCATCGGTGACTAATCACGCCGCGGTATATGTGGGTGACAACATCATTCTCCATCATCTGTTCGGGCATCTTTCTTCGCGAACGCCTTATGGAAAATATTATCGCGACAGAACGGTCCGGGTGGTCAGGCATAAGGACCGAATGCATGGTTAAGACGCTTATTCTCGAAGGGAAAATGGCTAAAAAATTCGGTAAACGCGTTCAGTTTGATGTTGCCGATCTGCGCGAAATGCTCAGGGCCATGTGTTCACAGGTTCCTGGATTCAAAAAATATATGTCGGAAGCTCATATGAAGGGGATCCGTTTCGCCTTTTTTAACGGTGACAACAATATCGGGCTGGAAGAGTTTGATATGACCCGCGGTGGAAGCGTGTACCGGATCGTGCCCGTTTATGAGGGGGCCAAAAGTTCGGGGTCCTGCAGATAGTTGTCGGTGCCGTTGCGCTGGTCGCTGCTTTCTTTACCGCCGGTGCGAGTATGGCAGCCTGGGGGGCTGCGATGAGTGCAACAGCCATCAGCGCCACGTCAATTTTGACTGGGGTCGGGGTGTCAATGATGCTGGGTGGCGTTGTCCAGATGCTCACGCCCCAGCCATCCTTCGGCGCGGGTAAATCCTCCAGCACGGACAACACGCCTAACTACGCCTTCGGGGCGCCGGTCAATACGGTCGCTATGGGGCATCCTGTCCCCCTGGCCTACGGTCTGATCGAGGCAGGGGGAGCGATAGTCAGCGCCGGTATGTACTCGAGCGATCAGCAATAGGCCAGCGGCCACTAACTTAAAGGTGCTTCGGCATCTTTTTTTATGGGTGAAAAAATGCAGCTTCTTAAACAAGAAACCATCCTGCAGGGTGCCAAAGGGGGAGGTGGCAGTTCACATACTCCGGTTGAGCAGCCTGACGATCTGCTGTCGGTCGCAAAATTAAAAATGCTCATTGCCGTTTCTGAGGGGGAAATACAGGGCGACCTGACCGCTCAGAACATTTTTCTCAACGATACGCCGCTGGCAAATGACAGCGGGGAATACAACTTCAGCGGCGTGAAATGGGAGTTCCGCAAGGGCACACAGGACCAGACCTATATTGCCGGGATGCCCCAGGTCGATAACGAGCTTGCGGTGGGAACAACTGTCACCACCACCGCGCCCTGGACACGCCAGTTTACCAATCTTTCCCTCGATGCCATCCGCATCAAGCTCAGCCTTCCGGTCCAGTATCTGTATAAAGATAACGGCGATATGGTGGGCACGGTCACCGAGTATGCGATCGATTTATCAACGGACGGCGGCGCCTGGAAAACGGTTGTAAACGGCAAGTTTGACGGAAAGACCACGACGGAATATCAGCGTGACCACCGTATCGATCTGCCAAAATCCACGTCCGGCTGGTCTGTCAGGGTTAGGCGTATTACGGCTGATGCCAGCGGATCAAATTCGAAACTGGTTAACGCCTTCAAGGTGTTTTCGTATGCGGAAGTCATTGACAGCAAGCTTCGTTACCCTTTAACCGCGCTCCTGTATGTAGAAGTGGACAGCAGCCAGTTCAACGGCAGCGCGCCGAAAGTGACCTGTAAGATAAAAGGTAAGCTGATTAAGGTTCCGGATAATTACGATCCGATAACCCGAACCTATTCTGGTTCATGGTCCGGCGGGTTCAAAATGGCCTGGTCCAATAACCCTGCCTGGATCTTTTACGATCTGGTTCTGGATGAAATTTACGGCATGGGCACGCGCGTGGATGCGTCCATGGTGGATAAGTGGGCGCTGTATTCAATCGCCCAGTACTGTGACGAAATGGTTTCCGACGGGGCCGGTGGCACCGAACCGCGTTTCACCTGCAACGTTTTCATTCAGAGCCAGGAGGACGCCTGGCGGGTACTTAACGATCTCGCCGCGGTATTTCGTGGAATAACGTTCTGGGGCAACGATCAGATTTATGTCCAGGCAGACGTCCCGCAGGACGATGTTGACTGGGTTTATAACGCCTCAAACGTTATCGATGGGCTGTTTACCTATGCGGGCGGTTCATACAAGAATCGCTACAGCTCCTGCCTCGTGTCCTGGTCAGATCCGCAGAACCATTACAGCGATACCGTTGAGGGGGTCTACGATTCGGCGCTTGTAGAGCGTTACGACGTCCGGCAGGCGTCCCTGACCGCAATCGGCTGCACCTCGCAAAGTGAAGCGCACCGGCGCGGTCGCTGGGTATTACTCTCCAATGCCAAAGACGGCACCGTATCGTTTGGCGTGGGGCTGGACGGTTACATCCCGCTGCCCGCTGAAATTATCGGGGTCGCCGATCCTTTCCGCTCCGGCAAGGAGAACGGGGGACGCATAAGGGCGGTCAACGGTCGCGAGATTACGCTGGATCGGGAAATAGACTATTCGGCAAAAGACCGGCTGGTGGTTAACCTGCCAGATGGAAAGGCCCAGACGCGGACAATCAGCGCTGTGAGCGCAGATAGAATAACGGTGACGGTGGCTACAGCCTTCAGTCAGGCACCTGCCGCTGGTGCTGTGTGGGCGATAGACAGTGATAACCTCGCGATACAGTACTTCCGGGTCACTTCAATCGCGGCCAACGACGACAGCACAGGCGGTTTTACGATTACGGCCGTTCAGCACGATCCAAACAAATACCGTTACATCGATGACGGCGTTCGGATCGAGTCGCCCCCGATCACCGTCACGCCGATAAGCGTCCTGTCTGCGCCGAAGAATATCGTGGTTACTGAGAGCGATCATGTGTCTCAGGGGCTGACGGTGGCAAGCCTTGACGTGTCATGGGACAAGGTTGAGGGCGCAATCCGGTACGTTGCCCAATGGCGCAAGGATAACGGGGACTGGATCAACGTTCCGGTTACCAGCGCGCAGGGGTTCTCGGTTCAGGGCATTTATTCAGGCAGCTATGATGTGCGCGTCCGGGCGCTGAATGCGCAGGATACGTCGTCACCATGGGGATACGCCGAAACAACGTATCTTTCCGGAAAAACGGGAAAACCGGGTACCCCGCTAAACTTCCTGGCGACCGAAGATGTGGTCTGGCATATCGACCTGACCTGGAAATTTCCCGATGGCTCAGGCGACACGGCCTATACAGAGATTCAGCGCGCCACAACTGCCGACTACGCCAATCCTGAACTACTGGTCCTGGTGCCGTACCCGGCTGCAGATTATCAGCATGGCCCCATGCCTGCTGGCGTTCATCAGTGGTACCGGGCCCGCCTGGTTGACCGCATTGGTAATCAGAGTGATTGGACCGACTGGGTTCGCGGCATGTCTAACGATAACGCCGATGATTATCTGGGTGATATCGCTAACGATTTTCTTACCTCTGCTGATGGGGAGCGCCTCACTGGTGACATAGATACAAACATTGAGGGAATACTACAGAACGCCCTGGCGAACCACGGAACAGTTGAGCACCAGTGGGCACAATACGGGGAAGTGCGTGCCGATATTCTGGTTGTTAAAACGACGATTGCTGAAGTTGATAAGGCAATGGCCGAACTTTCGACGCAGGTACAGGCGCAGATAGAGGACGTCACCGCTTCCCTGGAAGACAAGCTTACAGCCGTCGTAGATGCCTCCGGTGCTTCGGCAATCTACACCCTCAAAACAGGTGTGAGAATAAACGGGGTGATGTACAACGCCGGGATGTCTATTGCAGTGCTTGCAGAGGCGGGGAAGCCGGTAGTCACCCGAGTTGGTTTCAACGCTAACCAGTTTGTACTGATGAGCGGCAGCGGTGATACCCAGTACTCTCCATTCGCTGTCATCAATGGTCAAGTCTTTATGAGCTCCGCATTTATTCAGGATGGCACGATCACCAATGCCAAAATCGGCGACTTCATCCAGTCCAATAACTACGTTGCTGGGTCTGTCGGATGGAGGCTGGATAAATCAGGAACATTCGAGAACTACGGTTCGACAGTTGGAGAGGGAGCCATGAAACAGACAAACCAGACAATCAGTGTGCGTGACGCCAACAATGTGTTGAGGGTGCAGATCGGGAGAATTACGGGAACATGGTAAACATTGGGCCTCAGGTGGGGTCCTTTTTTAGGATGAACAGCTATGGCTCAGTACGGAGTTGAAACCTGGGACACCTCGGGCAGGGTGAACAACTATGGGATTAAGCCAGTCAGTGTAAGTGGATATCTTCAGCTGGCTCAGAACCAGAAAACAGGCTTTTACTCAGTCGTGCTCCCACCGGGGTGTAAGCTTACTTATTTTCAGATCATGAACGGTGATCAGTGGGGAACGAGCCGGAGGAAGATCACTATTTCAGGTGGCACCGCAACGGTATCGGCAGTAGGCGATACCGACTACTCCGCAGGGACTGAGCCTGCGGCTGCGGCGTATCTCATTTTCCAGATAGAGAGGGCATAAATGGCGCAGTATGGCGTTTTACTGACGACTACGGCCGGAGAAGTATGGGTCACCGCTAACAGTTCGCCTATTTCGTTGCAGGCACGGAAGACAGCAGAACTACAGGGGACATCGGGTTTCAATACCAAAGTGACGCACACATTTCCCTCAGGGCAGCCCGTTGCCGCCTTCGTTCATTGCACGGTTGAGGCGGAAATCACCCAGACGATAAGCGGGAACACTATCTCGGTTGATTTCCTCAGACCAAATGCAACCGGCACAGCGTACGTTTATTTTTTCTCTATTTTCCCACAGACAAAGCCAGACTACGGGCTGGCCGTCTGGGATGCGTCAGGGACGCTTATTTTGACAAACGAAACGCGCACACTCAGTGATGTGGTAACCCTCGGTACTGCCGGGGTAGATGCAAGTTCAGGTTATAACATCAATACCACGCTGGCGGGGAAATGGGCCTGTATGCCTGCCATGCTGGGGCTAATTACTGGAGTTATATCGGCCGGCGGCCAGCCGCAGCCCTACTCGGCGATTTACAAGAGCATGGCAAAACTTGAGGGAGGCAATACACGAATATTCGCCAGACCACAAACAACGCCCAGCGGAAACCTTCAGAACGTCTCGTATTCAAATCTGAGAAACGTGATTATGGCCATCAACTGCGCCAACTACGATTGATCGTTTTCAGCGATCAATCTTATGAAATTGATCTACAGAATCAATTATATCCCTTTGATTCATCTTGTTATTGTTTAACCTCTTGAATACCCTGGGATATAACCACTATGAAATACATGATTCTTTGTCTGGCGGTGGCTGCATTGCTCTCTGGTTGCGCTGGCGTTCTTCAGAAGCAGAAACCCATATGTACCGGAACGGCCCTGATTGGCGGACAGGAAAACATCGTCCAGATTTACGGAGTGCGTAAGCAAAATAACCAGACCCAGTACCGCGCCGGTTACCCTTTTAACTGGTCATGGGTTAGCGCAAACACGTTCAGTAGTACCACCTGCCAATAGGCAGTCATATTTGAATAAACCTCGCTCCGGCGGGGTTTTTTATTGCCCGTAAGGAGCACAGATGTCTGCAGGAACTATCACCCTGACAAACGGATCCGCTATTGTTGGCGGTTCCGGAACCTCATTCGCAACAGAACTCGCCGCGGGTGACTTTATTGTCTCTACTGTGGGCGGTGTACCGTATACATTGCCCGTGAAATCGGTTGAGAGTAACGCGCAACTTACGCTGGTCAGCAGCTTTACTGGGCCAACGCAATCCGGCGCAGCATGGTCAGCTGTTCCCCGTGTGGCACTGAACATGGTCACTGCCGCACTGGTGGCGCAAAGTGCTGAAGCACTGCGTGGACTGAATTACGACAAACAGAACTGGCAAAGCATTTTTTCTGGAAACGGCAATATAACGATAACTCTGCCTGATGGAACAACATGGACGGGACCAGCCTGGAATAGCATTACCACTTCTCTCGCAGGTAAGGCGGCAAAAGGTGCAAACAAGGACATTACCTCGCTCAGTGGACTCACTACAGCGCTTTCTGTAGCTCAGGGCGGTACCGGTTCGACAACCGAGTCAGGCGCTCGCACAAACCTCGGTTTAGGAAACAGCGCAATCAGGGACGTCGGAACAGATGCGGGAACGGTCGCCGCCGGGGATGACGATCGACTCAGCACTCTTGAAGGTAAAACGGGAGGGTCAATCAAAGGGGCGGTGATTGCTAAAAGAACTTCTGATTCCAACCCTGCATCAGGCGGAGAGCTTGAGTCCGTTCTTCAAAACTCTGGCGGTGCTGCTCTTTCACAGTTTCACATGTTTACTCAGATGGCTGGTAATACCCGCTATGGATTCCTTCGCGTATGGGATTCTTCGACATTTAAAGACTGGTACTTCGACCATTCCAGCGGAAATGCTTATGCTGCAGCGTCATGGGTAAATAACTCAGATCGCCGGATTAAAGATGACCTCAACCCGATTGACGACCCGCTGGGAAAAATGAAAAAAGTACGCGGCTATACCTGGGTGCGGAAAGATGACCAGATGAAAGGCTCTTTTGGGATTGGTTTTGTGGCCCAGGAGGTGCAGGAGATATTCCCAGAAGCTGTATCACATGCCCAGGAGGGTTCTTTGACAGTAGATGGCCGAGTGATAGAGCAGCCATTGGCGCTATCACCTGGTGATGTGGCTGCGGCTCTCCATCATGAAGCCATTCTCATGTTGATGAGTAAAATCGAAGAACTAACGGGAAAAGTTGAGGCGATGCAGGCCGGGAGCTGAATAATCCGCTACCGGCTTATGAATATATTACTGAGCCAATAACAAATTATCGACCTGTGCTTTAAGCCTTTCAATCTCATCCATGAGAGCAAGGATCGCTTCATGGTGAAGTGCCGCAGCCACACCGTAGGTATCAGGGCTTAAAACCTTCTCTACGACCGTACCATCATCCAGAGTACGGTCACCACCCTCGAAAACGAATTCAGGAAATACATCCTGCACTTCCTGGGCAATAAACCCAATCCCTGGGGCCACGCTATCCAGACGCTGCCAGGTTACGCCGCGAAGCTTAACCATTTTTCCTAACGGGTCCTCGATGCGTTTGATGTCGAACTTAAGTCTACCATCTGAGTTAGGAACCCATGACCCAGGAGCAGTTGCTGAACCATTGCCAGAAAAAATGTACGATGCCCCCCTCACATAGTTGCCAGAGCCGTCTAAAAGAGCTACGTCAAGCTGACCATATCCATTAGAGTCACCCCATTTATATCTACCTGACAATCCTGTAAGAACCCGTGTGACACCGTTAACTATATAATTTGATGAGAACGCACTACCTGACACTTCAGTACCTGGGGCTGGATCTGAGACGGATTTATTAATTGCATAAACATTTCCAGACACTGAAATCTGAGTGGAAATATTACCACCAGTTTTGCCATTCACAGTGACAAATCTCGAATCATCTCCGGCGGCGACCGTTCCCGCCGCTGATCCAACGTCCCTGGTAGCGCTGTTTCCTAAACCGACCTTTTGTAGATTGCACTTGAGCGACCTTGCCGATAACTTCACCTGATTTTTTTACAGAAATAACTGGGTGAAAAACATGCAAATTGGCTATGTAAGGGTGTCAACAAATGACCAAAATACGGATCTTCAGCGGCAAGCACTCGAACGCGCAGGATGTGAGCAGATTTTCGAAGAAAAAATGAGCGGAACAGTGGCGAACCGGCCAGCGTTGAAGAAGCTTCTTAAGGCGCTGAATGAGGGGGATACGCTGGTAGTCTGGAAGCTGGATCGCCTTGGGCGCAGCATGCGGAATCTGGTGCTGCTGGTGGACGAACTCCGGCAGCGCGGCATCCACTTTAAGAGCCTCACTGACAGCATCGATACCTCAAGCCCGATGGGCCGCTTCATCTTTCATATTATGTCAGCCCTGGCGGAAATGGAGAGGGAGTTGATTGTGGAGCGCACCCGGGCCGGTCTGGCCGCAGCTCGTGAGAAAGGGCGAATAGGTGGGCGACGCCCAAAGTTGACCGAAGAGCAATGGGCTCAGGCTGGCAGATTGATCGCAAATGGTGTGGATCGGAAGCAGGTGGCAATTATTTATGATGTAGCGGTATGCACTCTTTATAAGAAGTTTCCAGCTGATCAAACTACCTAGTCGTGACAACTGTCACATAAAACCTTGTTGTTTCAGGGCTAATACATCTCTAATATTGATTAAAAAGCGAGGTGTTAAAATGAAAGTAAGCATAAGAAGTATCCATAATCATGGGGATGCGAAAGAGGAATACGTTGTTTTAGATGTGAATGAAGACTGCAAATTACAATATTACATGTTGCAAGATACTACATACACGAATAACGGTAATATTTCTTCAAAACTGAGGCATTCTTATTGGTTGCCTTCTTATGATGCGAAAAAAGGTGATGAAATAATTATTAATACTCGGTCAGGTAAAAATCTGATACCAGTTAGAGAAAAAGGTGGGAAAAAATTCACCTTCTATTGGGGGTTGAATTCGGCGGTTTGGAATGATGAAGGGGATTGTGCTGTCTTATTTGAGATAAATACTTGGAAGTCAATGGGTGTATAATTATTATGGGCCTATACGATTTTATCGTTGTCGGAGGTTATTCCCCCATTTTTCCCTAATGATTCCCCGTATAATTTTTAAACATGAAAAAAACCAGCCGTAAAAGGCTGGTTTTGAATGTGTTTTTGGTCGGCACGAGAGGATTTGAACCTCCGACCCCCGACACCCCATGACGGGTATTTATCTTACAAATGCATTGCAGGAATTACATTTGTACTTACCAGCAATAGTTGCATGTCCAGTGACTGCGCTCATTGAGGACATTTTCTTATCCGATCCCTCATAACATCTTGGGCAGAAAGGTCCGTTTGGCTTGCCATCAACAGGTGTAGCTCTCCAGTAGACATTATCCCGAAACTCAAGCTCATCTGAGGCATTTAGTTTTCCTTGCAGTTCATCAACCTTCCGCTTTAGCTCATACATCTCAAGCTGTGCATCTGCAAGTTCGATTTTTGCTTCAGATAGAGCACTGTAAAGCTCGCTGAACTTGAGCCTCATTTCAGCATCGTTATATGCGCCCGAAGCATTTTTTATATCCTTCGCCAAATCGAAGGCTGTCTTAAGCGCAGTTAATCCTGTGACAATATCGGCCAT